AATGCCACGAATAGCGGGACGATGCTTGGAAGAACAAACGGCTGGGCATCAGACCACACCCAAATCGACGATGTACTCATGCTCGTAAGCCATCCCCTGCCGCAACAGGCTGGGCCCCAGGAGACTGTCGTCGAGCGTCGAGTTGCCTTCCATCAACGCGATCGAATCGAACTCGGTGGCCTGCGGGAACGGCCCGAACCGCACGACCGTCGACGCCGTGGCCCCGTCGATCTGCCAGCGTTCCGCCCGGGCCTCGCCGATCACCGCCGACCCGTTGCGCAGCTGCAACGCCAGCCGGCGGCCGTCGGCGAAGAACACTTCGATCAACCGTTCATTGAGAGCCATTGGAGTCTCCATTGCTCAGAGCGACCGCCCGGCCGTCGGCGTCGCGCACGATCCGGAACACCTTCGCCGCCCGCGCCCCAGCCGGTTCGGGCGCGGGTGGTGCGACGGGCGCGGTCGAATAGGGAGGCCACAGATACATGTCGCCGCCGTCGATGGGGGGCTTGTCCTCGACGTCCCGCACGTCGTTGCGGGACAGCCAACCGGCCCGGATCCCCAGATCGTGAGCCTTGTAGCGGGTCGTCAGGTCGACGGCGACGATGGCGTCCCGGTTCAACTTCACGTAACGGGGCCGCGGGACCGAACGGGTCAATGCTGCTTCGCAGCGCACTAGCCACGGATTCAACGTGTACTGGCGCAGATGCAGCGAGCGGCCTTCGACGTTGGCGTAGGTGAGACTGTCCGACGAGGCGCCGCCGATCATCTCGGGGGGCACCAGGAAGAACCGGGCGATGTCGGCCACGTTCGCCTGGATCGTCTCCAAAAACTGGGATTCCTCGGCTGATACCTGGATCGGTGTGTATTTCACGCCGCCCGATAGCACCGCCGGTTCCGCCCCCCTCGTTGATTCCACAAATCGGGTTTTGGCCACCTTCGCCTGGCTGTCGTCCAACCAGTCCTCGAATTCCAACAGGGCCGATGGATGGGCGCCGTCGTCGAACCAGTCGGTCCCGAACCGTTCCGCCGTCAACCCCAACCGGATCCGTTCCATCGCATACTTGATCGGGCTGAGTCCTATTGGGCAGCCGGCCATCGTCCGGCCCGGCACATGCCACAGCCGGCCCGACGGCCACCGCTCCACCGCCTCGCCGGCGACCTTCGACGCCCACTCCCCGCCCGGCTTGCGGGGTGCCATCCATGTCACCACATCGGGGTCCAACAGCTCGATGCGGGTGGGCCACATCTGGGGGTCCATCTCCGTCACCCACCCGTACGTGTTGCCCCGCAACACCAGCGACTCGAAGAACTGGTACCGCCACGTCAACACATCCACCAGCGCCGACGGCTCATCCACCAGCCGCGACCGCGGCACCACCTCCACCGGCCAGCCGCCCTGCACCCGCCGGAACTCGTCGAACGGCAACGTCGAACACTGGTCACAGATCAACGCCACACACGCCCACACCGCCGACAGCCGCATCGCCGTATCCGCGGTGATCGCCCCCACGCTCGAGCTCGAACTGCGAGGGGTGATGCCATGTTGGCGCAGGATGGCCTCGAGGGTGTCCAGCGACGCCACCCGCTTCTCCCGCCGGGCCCGCGGCTGGAACAGGGTCATCGGGCTCGTACTTCGATGAGGAACACGACAACCATCCCCGTCAAAATTAGGGCCGCCGGAACCGACAACAGAGCGATACCGATCAACGCCACCGTGATCGCCACCACCTCCAAGAACATGGCGACCATCAGTGCACCGCCTGCCGGCGCCGCAACGTCCCCCACCGGGCCAACGTCACCGCCACCAACGGCCCGATATCCACCACCGACCTCGTCCGCGAAAACCGGAACGCCCCATCCCCCAAATCCCGTTTCTCCACCCCCGCCACCGCCATATCCAACTGCGGCTGCCCCAAATGCACCATCGCCCGGTCCCGCACCGCCGCCACCATCCCCCCACACGCCTGCCCAAACTCCCGGCCCGTCACCTCGCGCACCCGGATCCCCTCCCGCCGCAACGGCACCAACAAATCCCCCGCCGGCCCCGATGGCTCCACCAGCAACTCACGGAACCGATCCCGCCGCGCCACACACGCCTCCACCACCCACCCCGTCCCCGGCCTGGCGTCCAACGGCGTCACCAACTCATGATGAAACCCGTCGCTGGCCCCGATCGAACACCACGTCTCCCCCTTCGCCGACACATCCACATCCAACCCGTACGACATGCCCGCCGGCTTGCCCCGATGGCGAGGCTGTTCACACGCCTTCCAATCCGCCTCCGCGATCACCCGCCACGCCAAATCCTCCTCCAAGATCGGCACCTCCGGCCACTGGCTGAGATAGGCCCGTCGGAACGTGTTCACCCCCTCCACCCCACCCCGCAACGCCCGCTCCCACTCCGACGCCAACGCCGACTCCTCGACCGTCAACCCCAACGCCGGACAACACGCGCTCCACGTCACCGGCGACCCCGGATCATCCCCATCCGGCGCCGACCACTCGAAATACGCGGTCCGCCCATGCGCCCCCGTACGGCACGCCTCCCGGCCCGCCAGGATCTTGCGCCACAGATACTTCGACTTGCCGTCCCCCGCCGCCGACAACACCCACATCTGCCGGTCCCGGCGAGTCACCATCGCCGGTGACATCGCCCCCTCCACCGTGTCGTCCTCATGGGCGAACGCCTCATCGATCAACCCCAAATCTAACGTGTCCCCATGGGAGCCTGACCGGCCCGGCGTATCAATCTGCAAATACGACGCCCCCCCGAACTGGATGTGCTCCGATCCTGAGTTCATCCCCAACCGCCACTCCACCGAGTTCGCCGGCCGCCCGTACCGCGACACCTCCCGAAACGACCGCGACCGCCGCAACCGCGGCGCATAATCCCGCTCCAACTTGTTGCGTGCCTTGGTCCGGTTCTGCATCGTGAACGTCGCTCGCTGCGGCCCATGCGACCGCACCAACGGCACCAACCGATGCACCGCCGCCGCCATCGTCATCGCCGTCTTCCCCTGCTGACGGCCCACCACCACCACCACCTCGTCATACGCCAGGCGGCCGTCGTCGTCGACCTCGAACGCCACCTCCGCCACCAATTCCTGCCACGGCATGAACGGCGTCCCCAACCGCCGCCCCACCTCGGCCACCACCGGCCCCCACGACACCCGCTCAGCTCGAGGAGTGCCGAACCGGGGTGGACATGCCAGCGAGCTCGCCGACCCAACCATCATCGTTGCCGTCAATCGTCACCTCCCCCCGCTCCAACGCCCCCAACACCGACCGCAGCTCCCGCGCCCACGTCGCCATCATCGTCGCCGGCTCCCCCCCATCGAGCAGCTTCGCCAACCGCAACGCCACCATCCCCAACACCTCACCCTGAGTATCCAACTCGCCCTCCCGCCTCAACGCCGCCACATGCTGGCGCACCGCCCCCGCCGTCGTCCGGGCCGTCACCAACACCCCCCCGCCACTTTCCGCACACACATGCGAACGCTAGGTGGGACGTTTGGTCGGACGGTCCCCAAAACAACGGGGTCACCGGCCTTCACCATGTGAGTTCGGTTCGTCGCGGGCGCTTTACGTTCGAGCGTTTGCGTTCGCGGGTGGCGGCACCGGCGGCGGCGTTGCACGATCGGTGTTCGGGGGCCAGGGGGCCTTCGATCTGACTGTCGTTGAGGTGGCCTGCCCACCATGGGTCGCCGGGGCGGGCGAGGCCTCCGCAGCGCCAGCATCGTGTGTGCGGGTCGTTGTTGGCGGTTTGGCGGATGGCGCGGGCCCGGACGTGGTAGCTGCCCTGGTAGTGGGCGGGCTTGGGCTGGCCCTTCGGTGGCGTCACTGGGGGTCATCGTACGTTGGTTGTCCACATGGGGACAGTGATCCGTTGTGGACATCGTGGCCGCGATGGCAAGGGCTTGGCCGATGAGGCGGGCGTGGTTGAGGTCGATGACCGGGTCGGGGTTCCGGAAGGAGTCGTCGGCCAGCCGCGTCATTTGTGTGTGGTCCGCGCACGTTTTCGCGCGCCGATCTGCGCGCGCAACTCGTCGGGTATCGGGACACTTTTCTTCGCGTTTTCGCGCATCGATTCGAGGAAAGCGGCGGACTCTGCGGGGTCAGGAAGCTGCGGGTTGCGGGGTGCGGTGTCGGGGTCGAGGACATCGGCGAGCTGCCCGACAGTCCAGTGCGGATGCTCGGCGTGCAACGCGCTGGCGGTATCGCCGAGACGTATTTTGTGGTCGTTGACCAGCGTGTTCAGGTATTTGGCCTGGTTGTTGATGCCGTGACCGTCCGGGTGCTCGAGGTCGGCTCGGCGGCGAGCCAGTTCGAGCCAGAGCTCGTTGAGGTTGTCGTTGTCATCGTCGTCGGAGGGCGGCGACAACCCACGTGAGCTGACTGACAACGAGTCACTATCGGGGATGGGATGGGATGGGGAAGCCGAACTCACGCCGTTACGGTCACTGTCACTTCGGCGCTGAGCAACGTGAGTGTCACGCCATCGTCGTTGGCGTTCGGCGGCTGCGTCCCGCTCACGATGGACTTGTTCGGCGGAGGGGTTGTACTTGAGGTAGTCGTGGATGAGGTAGTGATCGCCCTCCTCTTCCCAGAGTCCGGCGACGACGACTTGGCGGGCCACGTTCGGTTTGACGCCGGCCATGGCCGCGATGATGGGAAGGGCAGCTTTAGCGATCTTGCCGTCGGTGAGGTTGCCGGACGCATAGCAGATACCGGCCAGGGCGAGGGAGCGCCCGTGGAGTCCGGCAGCGATGGCCTTGCTGTTGGTGAAGAAGGCGTCGTCAAGCCGGACCCACGTCATGGGCGGGCTCTCCAGTACTCGTTAGCCCATGGCCCGCGGCGAGCTGCGAGGGGAGCTGCGAGTCCGATCGTGCCATCCGGTCCTCTGGCCCATACGACGTTTTGAGGCCACGGGAAAGCAGGGTCTCGTGTTGGGCTGAGCTTGGGGTTGAGGAAGCCGAGATCTGCCCATTCAGATACTGCGTTGGAGCGGGGCGGCTGGACCAACAGGAGGAGGGCGTCGGGTTCGCTGTCCCAGATGATGGCCATGGAACGCATGAGCCTCTCGTACTCGTCTTCATCCCGATCACCGAAGATTGCGGGCTTGATCTCGGCGTAGGCGGTGCGAGGCTCCCAGTTGTTCCATGATGAGCGGACGGCGTCGAGTCGAAAGTCGGGTAGGTACTGCCCGATCTGATTGCCGAATGCATGAGGCTCGTAGTGCCAACCGAGTTCCCATTCATCGAGCCACGCCGCGAAACCGGCTTCGAGCCGTGACCGCATCTCGATCCCCCGGTACACGGTCGTACGGGGGATGAATCGTTCACTGGTCATAGTTCCTCCTGGCGGGCGAGGTTGGCGATGGTGTGGATCTCGGGGAGGTAGCCGAGCCGGGCGGTGCCGAGGGGCCCGTTGCGTTGCTTGAGGACGATGGCCTCGATGATCCCTTTGTCTTTGCTGTCTCGGTGGTAGACCTCATCGCGGTAAAGGCCGATGACGACGTCGGAGTCGTTCTCGATGGCGCCGGATTCGCGGAGGTCCCCGAGGGTGGGGCGTTTGTCAGACCGGTGTTCGAGGC